CGGAAATGTAAATCCGTTCCCCATGCTGCTGAATTTCTCAACAGACATGGTAGAACCGTCTGGCATGGTCAGGACGCTCGACCTTAACAGGTCAAGCACCCGAAACCAGTCAGGGGGCACGAGCTGACGGACTACCTCAATCGAGATAGTATCAGACGCAGCGGATAAATCCACAGTAACGCCGGTGCCGCTAAGACTATAGCGCCGAGCAAGATCGCGATTGCGATCAGCTTGGTTAGCTATATCAATGCCACATTTGCGTGCGAGACGTCTAGCCATAAGGCGACCTACCCCTAACTGGAGGTAGATGTTGACGGAGGGCTCGATTGCTATGCAGCGATCGGTTTTAGCGGTTTTTGGAACAAAACTCAACTTGTTGCCCGGTACAACGTCTAAGCCTGATAAGGGCATAGAGCGACTGAACCCTGGATAGGCAGCCAAAAGCTGTGAACCCAGAACAGCTAACTCTGTAGACACCGAGTGACGACCAGTAAGTTTGTTATAAGCGGACACCTTGAAACCACCATGAGACATGGTCGCTCCTGGTCCCAGCTTAGCAAGCTTTACCGCTTCCTCAGTATCGAAGTCGCCGAGTATATAGGACACAATCCGTTCCGCCCGATGAAGTATCGAGTGAAGAACGGGTTTTAGGCTATGAAAGCCATTGCGTCTATAGGCCCGGAAACGTCGATTCGTATCCTTGCAAAGAGCTTCAGACGCCATAAAGGTATCTAAAGCAGCTTTCTGGGGATCGAACGAAGTACCGCGTTTAAGCGGATACTTCTTGAGGAAGGACACCGCGTGATAGTCATCGGAGAATTTCTCTCCAGATAAGTACCATCCAGGATCAACTCCTTTAGAAAGGATCTGATCAAAGTCCTCGTGTCGAGCCATTATCTCAAGAGATAATGAGACAGGAGAATCGATGTCGGCCCAAAGCTGACGGGCAACCGATAATGCAGTGCGGTCACTTTGCACGCACTTCCACTCAGAAAGGAGATTGGAGACGGAACCCTT